TTCAGCCTCAAAGTCCTTGCGGTGCATATCTTGCATCTCAATCGACTTGCCAGCGTTAATGATCATCTGGTGCATTTGCTCCATCTCTTGACCCATTGCCTGTATCTGTTGCTCGGCAGCTTGCAACTCGGGCGGCTTGTCGCCGTCTTGCATTAGCTTGGGGTCAATCGTCTTAGCAAAACGCTTTGCCATCTCTTGGGCACCAGGCCAGTCCATGTTCTTCACAAACAAATCACCAGCAACAGACCACAACTGTGGGTTACCCTGCAACAGTTGGCCCATCGCCTCCAAAGCCTCTTGGCGCTTGGTAGCGTAGCCTGGGCCTGTGGTCGCCACAACGTCGTACTTGCCAACGCCAGGGTTGTAAATCTTGTCAATCACAATCCCGTTTTGATCCATGATCTTCTTAACCGGCTCTTGCTGCGTCGGGTCAATCTTGACCATGCTGGTCTCGCCGTCCTCGCCAATGATGCGAGCAATGCGCTGGGTGTCGTAGATTTTGGGGATCAGGTCAATCAGTTGGCGGGTCAAATACCGCACGCCACGGGCAAGGTTGTCACCGTAGTGGTAAGTCCCGACATCGCCCTCACGCTGACGCGCAAGAATCGCTTTTCCTGAGCGTTCGTTGGAAGTCATGCCCAAAGAAGCGTTATATTGACCTGTGGCCGCTTTAATATCCTCAGATGCGCCAGCTTTCGCTTGCAGCAACCCGCTGGAGGCCATTGGCGGCTGGGCACGCTGGGGTAGTGGCAGTGTGGCGCCCGCGCCGTCGGTAACGTCTGGATTTACCTCCAAATACGGCCAGTTGGTCGTGTTTGCGGTCTTCCACTGGTTCTCGTAACCCTCAAACTGGCCGCCGTACCCGATAAATGGCGCTTTGGGTGCCAAAGCCAGCATTTCTGCCTCTTGGCTAACCCAATAGTTGTACATCCGCTGCGCGTCTTTGGCGTTTCGCACCAAGCCGGACACATACAAACGCCCGTCAACCTCAAATTCATTGCCCACGATACGCACAATGGGAATATATTGCCCCGCCCAGTCGCGTTCTTCAAGGATTTCATACCCGTTTATCTTGCAATATTTGATCTTGCAGCGGTCAGATTCGCGGCTTTTCTTGGGCTCGCCGTAAATAGCACGCAATTGCTTGTCTTCGGGTGTACCCTCAAACGCGGTGACGTTCCCAGGGTACAGATTAAGCGTTGCTTGGTCGTAATCGACGTAATAGTAATCCGCAATACGGATCGTGTCCTCATTTAGCCATTGGGACAGATTCTGATCGCCAACGCCTAGTGTTTGCAGCGTAGTAATGGGCGCAGAATCAGGGTATTTGCGCTCATACTCAGCCTTGGGAATGTCCTCGGTGACAAAACACCACTTGGCGTCTTGCCCGCACGGGTCTTGAATTGTCGGGTCCATGTAGACCGAAAACGAATTGCGAACCCGACCAATCTTGATGTCTTGGTCAAAGGTATTGTCGTCGCAATACTCGGTCAGGAGCCGGATGTAGCCTTCTCCGTAGGAGACTTGGTTTTCGCAGGCGGTGTCGTAAGCAACATCTGCGTCCGAGATGTATTCAATATGTCTAACCATGCCGTTGAAGACTTCGGCAACGTCAATGTCTGCTTTGTCGTCGGCTGGAATAACTTTGCCTGTTGGGCGGTTTTGTCGTTGGTCATTGGTCACCTGCCTTACGTGCTGCGGCAGCTTATTAATCGTTAAACAAGGCCGCGCATTAATCGTCTGCCCCTGTACCGCGCCACGGGTCGCCAGCACATCAGCAGGCCACTGCCAGTGGTTATCGGGCGAACCGGCATAGAACTTCAGATCGTCAATCTCATCCTCACGGGATTCGGACAAAGCACCAATTGCCATGTCCAAACGGCTGCGGGCGGTTGCCAGCACGCTAGAGTCGTCGTTCTTCTTGCCACCACCGTTGGCGACATTACCTACTGCTACCATGCCGGTGTAATCTGCCATACTATTTCTTTTTCATTGGGGCTGGTTTAGCTTCGCGCTTAACCGAATAGGCAATTGCCACGGCCTGCTTAACCGGCTTACCGGCAGCCACTTCAGCCTTCACGTTAGCGCGAAAGGCTTTGGGGGAAGATGATTTAACTAATGGCATTATTTCTTCTTCGCCGTCTTGGCAGAATCTTTGAAATCTTTGGCCGAAGGCGCTGCCTTGCTGCCAACTTTGTTCATTTTCTCGCCAGAGCCTGCCTTGATGCGCTCTTGCTTGGCGTGAATGTTTGCGTAAAGCCCAGGTTTAGTAGCCATAATTAAGACCCCATCCATGAAGTGTGCATTGCGCCGTCTTGAGCGTTATACCGGCGAGTAGGCTCAGTATACTCGCGGTGAGCCACGGGAAAAGCAAACGTCACGCATATTGCGTCCGCTGCGTCTGGCGATGCAAGTCCCCGCGCTTTCATTTCTTTCTTGCTCTCCAAGAAAATTGTTCCACGTGAATCAGGCTTCATCTTAGGCGAAATCAAATCCGTCTTCAAGAACCTGTCGGTCGGGATACTAGCAGATTTCAGCCACTCCCTCATCTCACCCCACATCTGAGCGCGCATATTTCCGTACATTATCGGGTTTTTGGCCTTGTTTCCAAAGTTCACGCCCTTGATCTTGTACCGTTGCTCTTTGAGCCGGTCCACAATCCCAGCCCCTAGCCCGCCTTCGTCAATCACCACCAGCGCCGGTTTGTACTCCTCAATGGCGTCGATCACATACCCCACCACCGTCATCGTGTCGTCCCCACGGTGGCGCGTGATGTTGACAATATCCCGCCCTTGACGCACCGCGATGACCGTTGCGTCCGCGCCGTAGCGCGCTGGGTCCACCCCGATGATAATGGGCGCTGACAAATCCTTGTACTTCTCCCGCCCCATCGCCTCGTCCACAATGTCCGAGCCAATAAACTGATCGTCCCCCGCGCTTGGGAACATCCCGTAGACCTCGACGTGCGCCTGGCTGGAGTCCGGCCCGTACTCCTGAATGATCCGCTCGTAGACCTGTTTGTCCGTACCCTCTACCGTGCGCGCATCCACCACCTTGGTTTTCCAAAACGCCCGCTTGGAGTTAAACGCTTCGTAGAAGTACCCCGTGTTGCGGCGCGGGTTGGAGAACGCCAGCCAGAACCTGTGCGGCGTGTTCTCGGTAAAGAATCCACTTGTCACCGCCCAGATCGCGTCAGCAATACCGCTGGCCTCGTCAAAGATCACCAGCACACCGTCGTAGTTATGCACACCCGCGTAGGCGTCCGGGTTCTCCTCCGACCACAGCCGCCCCTCGACGCCCCAGTACCTGGTACCCTTCTTCAAATCCCGCTCGACCAGTTCAGTCAGCCACTTGGCGGGCATCAGCCGCGTGGCGCTGACTTCAAACCAGTGCGAGTTGAGCGCCATTGCCAGCCATTTAGTGATTTCGGCCCAGGTGATGCTGCGTAACTGAGACTCCGAGTTGGCCGAGATGATGGTCGTGGACCCAATGCGCGTTGACAACATCCAGATTGTGATCCACGAGACCAGCGCCGACTTGCCAATACCGCGCCCCGACGATATTGCGCTTTGCAGCACTGCGTAATCCAACTGGCCTTTGTTCTCTTCAATGTGGTCGGCCAAGTCTTGCAGCACGTCGCGCTGCCACTTGCGCGGTCCTTTGAAGTTTTCTAGCGGCGTGCCCTTGACGCCCCACGGAAACGTGAGCATCACAAAGTTCAGCGGGTTGTCCTTGATGCGCGGCGTCCACAGACGCGCCATCAGGGCCTGTTCGTCTTCAGCGCTGTATTTGGTGGACTGCATCTACAACCTCTATGACGCGCATCTCTGCTTCTTGCAGCGCCTGCGTGATGGATATGCGTTGGTCGATGTCCACCGTGATGGACTGCTTGGCGACCCAGCCGTGCTGGTGCTTCAATATTTCAAGCGCCGCCTTAGCGTCACCCTCGCGGGCTGCCTTGTGCAGCACGTCGGCCATCTCGCGCTCGCCGTCAGCCTTGCCTTTGCGTGCGGCCATCTCGGCCAGTGCGTCAAATTGGCACAGGTGCTGGTACTCCTCTGGCCGCATCCCTGACGCCAGGGCCAACGTGTCGCCTTTGAGCCCCAGCTTGGCAGCGTCGTATATCGCCTGCAAGCGCGATTCGGTCGCTTGGACGTGTCGGACAGTGAGCGGCAGTGACTTGAACAAATGGTTCTCCTGCGCCTGGGTGGGCGTGTGCTTTGGATTTTATATTAAAAAAATTTTGTTTGTGGCCCCTCCGTTTCCGTGGGCCCAACCGCTCG